TACGGAAGCGGACCTGAACGCCGTGGTAACGCAATTCGCAATGGCGCACATTCACGGGAGCGCGAAATGACCCTGCGTTGGTTTTGCATCAGCACGCGCGCCAATCAGGAAGACGCCATCGTCGAAGAGCTGAAGGCGCAGAACCTGCGCGGTTACTGCCCGCACGCCATCCGCTGGCGCAAGGTGCGCAAGCGCCAGCGCGCCGCCAACGGCAGCAATCGCAAGCGCGTCGTCAGGTGCGCGTTCCCCGGCTACATGTTCGTTAAGATAGATTTGGATCATCACGTGCGCGTGGTGCGCGCCATTGACGGTGTTTTTGACTTTGTGCGTGCTGGCGCATTGCCGGTTCCAATGCCGGAGCGGCACATCGAGATGATGGAGCGCGCCGAGCAGCTGCATCAATATGATGACCTGAGAGCGCACACCGCCCAGCTTGCGGACTACTTGGGCAGGCTGGTGCGTGTGGAGGACGGACCAATGATTGGACTGTGCGGCAGCGTGCAGCGCATCTTGAATGAAGAGCGCGTTGAAGTTGGCCTACAGGTAAACGGTAAAGTTGTGGTCGTCAGCATGCCAGTTGCCTTCATAGGCGATGTGCAATATGAGGATTAACCGGACGCCCCTGAGTTGATGCGCGCTAACGTGCTCCTTGGGATCCAGCTGGGATCATCCAGCGCATTTGTGAAACTTTGACAAAACGCATCATGCATGGCCATTCCGAGACCACCCAAGAAGCGCGGCGCACCTAAAGGGAATAGGAACGGCGTCGGTGGTAAAGGTGGAACTGGCTTTGGTGAGAAGTGGCCTCCAAAAGACTTCAAGCCTGAATTCACAGAAATAGCAGCCAAGCTGCGCGACGCAGGCTGCACGAATTCAGAGGTCGCAAAAGTGTTTGGCGTTGATGAGTCAACGCTCTATAGCTGGTCTGCGCGCTTTCCAGAGTTCGCACAATCCCTAAAAATTGGTGGAAGTCAAGCTGACGACCGAGTCGAGCGCAGCTTATTTGCAGCGGCTAGCGGCTTCTTCTATGAAGAGGAAAAGGTGCTCGTCGTCCAAGGTCGCGTACACAAGGTAACGGTCAAAAAGTTCCATCCGCCGAGCGACCGCGCCGGTCAGTATTGGCTGAACAATCGCAGGCGCGGCACGTGGAAGAATACGCTGCCTGAGGACGAAAACGGCAATCAGGTTCTGGTGGTGCGCGGTGGCTTGCCGCCGGACCATCCCTTGGCGCAGTCGGTTGATGAAGTGCGCAAGCCGATTGACCCGGCAGCGGTGCTCAAAGAGCCGGACGAAAGCAAGTGAGCGCCCATCAGCACGAGCTGATCATCACCTTGCCAACGCTGCACGCGGACCAAGTGCTCGCGTATGCCAAGATGCGTGGCCAAAGGTTCTTCGCTTTGCGGTGCGGCCGGCGCTGGGGCAAGACAGACTTTGAAGCCACCATTGGCTGCGATGATGCGATCAAGGGTTTGCGCGTTGGCCTGTTCGCGCCTGACTATAAGCGCCTGAACGAGACATACGCCAAGATCGAAGAGATACTAAGCCCGATCAAGAAGAGCGCATCGCAGACCGCCGGCTTGATCAAGACGACGACCAATGGGCTGGTCGAGTTCTGGACGCTGCAAGACGAGTCTGCCGGGCGCAGCCGCAAGTACCATACCGTGCTGATCGACGAAGCCGCGTTCGCCAAAGTCAACATGATGGACATATGGCAGCGCGCGATCAAGCCGACGCTGTTGGACTATCGCGGGCGGTGCATCGCCGCCAGCAATACGGCGGGCGACGACCCGGAGAATTTCTTTTGGCAGATATGCAATGAGGCGCGTCACGGCTTTGTTGAATATCACGCGCCAAGCATCAAGAACCCGTACCTGCCAGCAGATGAAATCGAGCGCCTGCGCCTGACCGAGCATCCGCTGGTCTTCAAGCAGGAATACGAAGCCGAGTTTGTTGACTGGTCCGGCGTTGCGTTCTTCAGTCTGGATAAAATGCTCATCGATGGGCAGCCTGTTCAACCGCCGATGTATATGGACGTGGTGTTCGCGGTCATCGACACCGCGACCAAGACCGGCACAGGCAATGACGGCACCGGCTGCATCTACTTCGGCCTTTCAAAAGCGGTGACGCCGCAGACGCCGTTGTACGTCCTTGATTATGAGCTGATGCAGATAGAAGGAAGCTTGCTTGAAAATTGGCTGCCGACCGTGTTCCAGAACCTTGAAAACCTTGCCGCCCGCTACAAGGCGCGCAGAGGCAGCGCCGGGGCGCTGATCGAGGATAAGTCCAGCGGCATGGTGTTGCTGCAACAGGCGCAGCGGCGCAACTGGCCAGCCACGCCAATCGATACAAAGCTGACAGCAATGGGCAAGGACGAGCGCGCCATCAGCGTAAGCGGGCATCACTACCAAGGGCGCGTGAAGCTTAGCCCGGAAGCGTTCAACAAAACGCTGCTCTACAAAGGCACCACGCGCAATCATTTGATCTCGCAAGTCACAGGCTTCCGCGTCGGCGACAAGGAAGCCATCAAGGCCAAGCGCCCTGACGACCTGCTGGATTGTTACTGCTATGGCCTCAGCGTGGGACTCGGCAATGCAGAAGGCTGGTGAAATGGACGCGCCCAAAACGCCGCAGGATGACGAGCGCAAGGAAGCCGCGCCCGCGCCGCCGCAGGATGACGATACGGTGAACGAGGACAAGTTCACCTACAACGAAGGTGATCTTGAAATCGTCCACGATCCGCGCACGGAAAAGGCCAGTGCTTGACACAACGGTCCTCGATGCTGTGTTGCGCATGGCGGACCGCGCCGTGCAGCTGATTGACAGCGTCGCCGAGCGGTTTGACGCGCTCGATGATGCGCGCAGCGATGACTTTGTTGAAAGTGAGCATCCCCGCGACGCTACCGGAAAGTTCGCCAGCTACAAGGCGGGCGCGGTTTTCAAGGACCCGCTCAAGAGCGCTGGCTTCAAGAAGGCGCTCAGCGCCAACGGCAAGCTGACCTACGCCAAGGGCCAAAGCAAGTTCGTTTTCGAGCCGCCCAAGGCAGGCAAGAAACAGTCCAATGTGTGGACGCACTATGCCGGACCGAATGACCCTGCGCCAAAGCATGGCTACGGCTACAAAGCGTTCAATGACCTGATGGTGGCAGCTTACGGCGCAAAGATTGACCCCAATGCCTTTAGCGCCGAATGGAAGCCGAGCGAAAATAGCGAGCTGAACAAGCCGCCGAAGGCAACCGAAGCGCTGGCCAGCGCCAAGGGATTGCTGGAGTCGCTGAAGAACCCGGCAAACGCCAGTGCGCTTGTTGCGCCGGAGCCTGAACAGACGCAAGGCGCGGACCTGAATGAGGAAGCTGCCCTGAGCAAGCTTGCCGGCACGGTGAGCGCAGCTTCCGATCTCGGCTACAAGTATTCAAAGAAAATTCCAAACGGCGCTGTTTTCCAGAAGGACAACAGCAAGCTCATGGTAAAAGACAATGGCGAATGGACAATCTCAACGCCCGGCTATCAGGCCAAGCAAGGTGAAGGCGCAGCCGCGCTTGAGCTATTGCTGACCGGGCAAATGCCCAGTCCGCCGCCGTGGAAGAATGTGCCGACGCCGCCGGAGCTCAGCGGTGCGCCGCCCGCCAACGTAACGGTCAACAATACGCCGGTAGCGTCCGTCGAGTGGAAGCCGCCACAGGTGCACGCCAGCATCGCCAACGTCAGCCCAAAGCTCTACGAGCTGACCAAGCTGGCTCCGCAGCCGACGCAGCAGGAATACAAGGCTGTCCACGCCTACAGCGGCAGCAGCTACAATCCGATCAACAGCAGCCTGCGCCAGGGCCAGAAGCCGCACCACAACTATGCGGACACCATCGCCAAGCTGACGGAGTATCTTGACAAGGCGAGCTACCCTGAGGACGGCGTCGTCTACCGCAAGGTGAGCGGAGATTATTCCAAGATACTGAAATCCATTGCCGTTGAAGGCATGGTGTTCAGGGACAAGGGCTTCATCAGCACGTCTGTCAATCAAGGCACATGGCACGGCGACCTACAGATGGTGATGCGTGTGCAGAAGGGCGCAAAGGGCGCGGCCATTGCGCACATGAGCAATCACAAAGGCGAAGGCGAAGTGCTTTTCCAGAAAGGCACCAAGCTGCGCCTGACCAAGATTGAAGGCGATACGTTCTACGTGGATATTCTCAATGACTGACAACGTCGTCAAGTTCACGCCGAAACCCGCGCCGAAGGCTCAAGACCCGTGGGCGGACATGGCTGCCGAATATCAGCGCAGCATCCGCGCCTACATCTGGGTAGGCTTTGCGCTGCTGGGCGGCGCATTGCTTGGCGTTGCCGCCGCATGGGAGAAGATGAAGTGAGCGCACTCGATAAGCTGACCAATCCAAACGCCCGCCGCGTGCTGGTGGCCGATGTGCGCGCCGGCTTGCAAGTGGCGCTACATGAAACCAGCGTCAGCGCAGACACGATGGAAATGAAGCGTGTGCGCGTCAAAAAGCTGATAGCCACCGCGACGGAAGCGATCGGCGAAGCAAACGTCGCCGACATTGCGCGCCACTGGCTTGCCATGATGGCGCAGCTGGCGTAACAGGGAAGTCAACATGCCCGACCTGAACGACGACCAGAACCGCTTCATTCAAGCGCTGCATGAAACGCTGCACCGCTTGCAGTTCTTCATGCATGACATGACGGACGATCAGCGCAACGCCGCCTGCCTTGCGGCCATCACCACCTGCAAGGCGCAGGTCGGCGCAGACGCCGTTGACGAGAGCCTGCAATTCCTCAACGCCGCCGTGCGCAGCAAGGTCAAGGCCATCTACAAATGAAGTGGCTCCGGACAATAGTTGCCTTCTGGCGTGAGATGACAGTTGCCTTCTGGCGTGAGATGACAGTTGCCTTCTGGCGTGAGATGACGGAGGAGCATCGCTTGTTGATGGCCGAATATGAACGCCGTCGGCGCGCCAAGCGCCACGCCGCCTGCTCCGGAGGCAAGAAGTGAGCACCATCAACGTCAACGGAAGCAGCCTCGGCAACGCGCTTCAGCAGCTGCTGACGGCTGAGGACATCACTCCCGGCGACGAAGTCAGCTATCAGATCGCGAAGACCATCTGGCTGTGGCATCCGCTCGGCAACAAGATGACCGCCTATCCGGTCAAGCTGGCCATGAGTCAGAAGCGTGAGATCAGCATTCCGAACAGCCCGGAAGAGGACGTGCGCGAAGCCTTCCTGCGGCAGTGGAAGATAGACGCCGTTGACAAGACGATCCGCAATCACGCCACACAGGCGCGCGTGTACGGCGTGGCCAGCATT